TGTATTTACGTTTGTCACTTTTTAATCATCTCCTTTTTTTGATTAATACTCGCTCGATTAAGAACAGGATTGCTCCCGTTCCTAAACTGCTAAATAACTATACTTATGCAAGTGCAGTTATACTTGAGTTGAATGTTGGTGCTCTACATACAAGAGTTATATACTCCTTGATTGCGAACTTTTGAGAATCGTTAGTTATACCGAACTCGAAGTAAGTTGGTTCTTGTAAAGTTCTAACTTCCCAAACTGCTGTGTCCAAGAAATACATAGCCTTGTTACCTGTTGTGTTTAATAGGTATTGTGATGGATAGATTTCAATTGCTCCTGTCATACCTAACCAAGTTATTGCTACTGTTCCGTATTCTGTAACCTTTGTTACTGTTTGGAGTATTCTCTTGTCTGATAATATTCCTTGTAAGTCTCTAAAGGTTGCTGAATCACAAATAGCCATATCTGGTCTACCAGAATCATCAAATGCGTATTGGATTGCAGTATTAATGATGTCTTCTGTTAAAGTTAAGCCTGTTGCTGCATAAGTGTTTGTTGTTGACATTGTTGCAACAATACCATTGAATTCTGTTCCGTCTGTATTTTGTGAATAAGTTGAAGTTGATACGTTTCCTCTTACGATTAATGCTTCTTCAAGTTCTGCAAGCTCTCTCATTTTCACAAAAACCTCTGTTTGTAAGATGTTCTGTGCAAACTGATTGATTATGTTTGCTGAAGAATTACCGTCTCCTTGAACATCAGAACCTATTAATGTGTATCCTGGAATTGCAGCCATTGCTTGACCTGTTACTCTGCCTACTGAATATAGGTATTTGATTGCTACTGAAACTCTATCATATGTTGTGTTTGTTTCTGTTAGGTTAGCATCTTCTGTTGCACAGAAAGCTCCACCCTTAGCAGTGATTACATTATAGTCTGCTGTTCTGCCGATGTTTGTTACTCTCTTTAATTTGTTCTTAACAGGTGTGAACTTTCTTGTTCTGTCTACTAAGATTGGATCAACGTGTACTGGTGACATTGCATAACCTGATGTTCCTGCTCCACCAGATGTTGAATTAGTTGCTTTCAATAAGTTCTCCTTGTAGATTGGGTGTTCATTGAAAAGTAAGGTTTTTAATGCCTTGAGCTTAGCGTGATTGTCTTCCCTGCTTACTGATGGGTCATAAACAATACTCCCTTCTGGAAGTGCCCAAAATGCGTCTTGATATCCGTTTGTTGATTTATACATTTGTCTTCATCTCCTTTTTAAATTAAATCAAATACTGATTTATCTTGTAATTTTATATTTTGGTCTACACCAAGCATTACTGATTTGTCTGCCATTAATGATTTCTTAATGGGTTGGTTTTCGATTTTAGTTATTCTTTCTCCAAATGCACTTAATTCTGATTTGAGTTTAGTATTAAGCTCATTGGATTGGTTTTCTAATTCAGACTTTAATAAAGCCAATTCTGATTTCAAGATTGTGTTGTCTGCTTTTAAAACTGAAAGCTCAGACTTCAAGCTTGGTATCTCGGACTTTAAAGAAACGTCATCTGGATTAGTATTATCTTCTACGATTGTAGTATCTTCGTCGGACTTTTTCTTAGTATCACAAGATGCTAAGTAATTCTTTTTATCGTCTTCAGATTCCATATCATCGTATTTTTTCTTTTGCTCTTCTGAAAGCTCTTCATACTTCATTATATCACCGTTCTTGTTTTTTGTTGATTTAATTAATGACTTTAAAACTGGTTGCATTCTTGCGTCGGGATTGCAAGGAGTTCCTGTCATTGTTACATTGATAAGCTTAATCTTGGATATTAGATCCACCATAACTCCGTTTATTTTTTGAGTTGTTTGTTCTACTGCTCTTACTGCAACAGAGAAACCATTAAGAAAGCCCTCTTCAATGGACTTCCAAATGCTATTAAAGTTTGGGTGGTATTTATTCACTTCTGCCTTAACCCATACTCCGTTGTTTCTTAGTTCTACTTCGATAAACTTGATTTCTGGGATTATCATATTCCCTTTCTCATCTCTAACCTTAGGGAATGCAAGTTCCTTACCAAGCTCATCATAGAAAACCATATGCTCGATATCACCTGTTATGAACCCACCCTTAGCGATTGTGGACTTGATTTGGGTGTATAAGTCTCTTTGTGCGTCCATTGTAAGAACATCATTTGCTAAGTCCATTGTGGTTGTGGATATGTAACCTTGAACATAGTATCTCTTGTCGGATTTGAGAGTAATTATCTCTGGTTGAATTTCTGAATAATAACTTACTTCTTGATTAAACATATTACTTCCCATAATTAAATATCTTTTAGTTTTTGTTGTTTATAAACAAGTATGAAACTAATCAATGCTTGTGTATATTATAGTGCACCTACAGTTTGGATGTACAGGCTGGGTATATCCTCTCCAATTGCTTTCAGTGTCTATGAACTCCTTGTCTATTGGTATTGATTTATCCTTTGTGTATTTGTTGTTTAGTCTCTTACAAATAGGACAGGTTCTATCATCAACAACTGCCATCCAATACTTTCTAACTTTAATCCCTCTTTTTTCAGCTTCCTTTGCTCCAACGAACTCTCCAACAGCGTATGCTCTTACAGTTTCTGTTCTGGCGATCATTTTTGCTCTTGATAGGGTCGTATCGAATATACCTTTTATTTCAGATACCATTTGCTTTCTATCTCCTGTGAGCATATTCCTACTTATTGTGTTCCTGAGCTTGTTTGCTAAGTCTGTGTTCATATCCTTGATTAGATTGAAGTTATACTCTTTAATGAAGTTCAGAACACGAGGATTAACAGTATCAAAGTTAATCTGGAATGTGGCTTCGATGTTATCAATTCCCTTGTAATAGTAATTGGTTACTGATTGCATAAGTAATTGATACAAGGCTGCATTAATTCCTGCTTCTTTAATAAGCTCTTCAACCTTCTTGGGGATATCTATTGCGTTCATTATATTATCATTTCCACAACTTGTTTCTCTATTTTCTTGTAGTTTGCTAATAATTCCTTTTCAAGCTCGGTTATCTTTGGAACGTCCTCGTCTAAGGATTTCTTGAATATCTTTTCGTCTTCATTGTCTTCATTAGACTTATCTTTCTTTTCTGGGCTTCTTTCATTATTAGTTATATCTTTCTTTTCGCCGTCCTTATCGAGCTTGTCTAATTGATTATCAAATGAATTACCAAAAGGAGATGACTGGGATTTAGGCTTGTCGTATTCCTCGCCTTCCATCTTTTCCATATTATCCTTTTGTCTGATCTCGTTTAGTGTCCAAGTTGTATTGAGTAATTTCTCGTTAAGCTCGGCTTTCCTGAATTCAGACTCTACATCATAATCATCATACTTGAACATAACCTTTTTCTGAGGATTAAGTTCCCAAATGATTTGGGTGTTTAAATGATACTCTAATAGCTTGAACATTGGGGCTAATGCCTTTCTCTTGAATATTCTCGAAGACTCATTGCTTGTGGATCTATTTGAATTATCAGTTACCCCCATTTCCTCTAAGGTTACGCCGAATGTCTGATATACAAGTTCTTGATACCATTTCTGTTGTTCTATCATTTGCATATCTCTTGCGTTCATTCCAAAGTCAACATACTTAGCTTCTGTGGATGTGATAGGAATATTAAAGTATTTCTTTCTGTTGTTTCCATAAATGTCCTTTTCCATTGTGAGATTATTAAAGTATGTTCTCATTGCGTCTAATTGTTGCTTGTTTCCATCCATTACTGATATGATTCCTGTAGGTGTGTTGTTGTTTGCGTACATATCAAGATTAACCTGAGCTGCATAAACTAAAGTTAGGATTACATTATACAAAACCTGAACAGGAGAAGTTCCATATATGCTTTCAGATGTATCATTGGCTTTGATATAAACTATTTCCTTCTTACCAAATGGAATAGGCCAGATACCTCCAGTCCAGTTATATTGGAAGTAAGCTGATGTTTCTTTTAAGTAATTATTATAGTATGCACTTATTTGTGCTTGATTGCTTTCGAGTTCTCTTGTGTAAAGAACAGGTATATAGTCTAGTCTATTTCTTATGCTCCCGTGTTCGTCAGGATTAATAAGCATTGTAGACCCATCAACAGAATAAAGCTCTGTTAGTTCGCCTTTACGATTGTAAACCTTTTCAATTACTCCTGCGTCTAATTCAAATATGTCTCTAACAACTGCACGAATTATGCCTCTAAAGGATTCGTTATTATCATTAGGATTATTAATGAACTCTTTAATTGCTTTAACATCATCTTCAACTTCATCTTCTGTAAACCCATCAGTAGGAATTATATCCCATTTTGCAGAAGTTATTTCGTCTAATAATGTTTTAATTACTGAGAACACAAAAGGCGTTCTTGCAAGCCTTCTACAATTAATTAGGTCTATATCTCTTCTTGGGAATCCGAAAGGGGGCTTATAAATATAATATGGAATGAATCTTTTTATCATCCCTTGATTCTCTATTCTTGCAGAAGTGACTACTCCATCATCTTTAGTGCTAGGATTAATGTCTATTTTCTCCTGTCCTTGAACAATAGTAGTTTGTGTTTTTAGAATTACATCATCTACTATTTTGGTTTTATAAGCCTGTATATCTTCTTTGGATTCAAAAATCATATTTTATCACTTATATAATTACCTTGCTCATTATTGCAGTTATTACGATTGCAGATATTATGCCTATAACCCAATAAAAAGCTGTTTCAACCTTTTTGCTTGCGTATTTCTTATCGTATTCTTCTCTATCGGACTCACGCTGGCGATGAATAGAATCAATAAACTCATCCATTTTATTAGTCATTAGCTTTTGTGATTCCTTTATGTATTTTATGTCTGTTTGAACCTCTACCATACAAATCTCCAACTTTGTAATTTTTTCGTTTTCTTTAATCATAATTAATCACTGCTTTATCCCATCATAAATCTTGAGATTTGCAAATCTATCTGTTGCAGTTGCTGTTAAGATTATTTTTTTATCACTATAATCAAACCAACTTTCAGAAATACTTAAACTTGAAACATTAGAAGAATATCGCGTCCAACTACTACCAGTGTATCTATCAATTGAAATATACCCATTATTTACATACGCATCTAAATTAACATTTAAAATAATTGTTCCATTTGAGGTGCATTCTAAAACTTTTGTTCCGATGGGTAAATTAGGAGAAGTTATTGCTGTTGAAAGTTCCCCAATCTTATATACCCCTGTCCCCTTACCCCAACCTTTAGGACTTGTGGCACCTGTGGCATCATTCTCGAAAGAATTGATGTATACTGGCTTAATAAAACTGTTATGATAATTTACTGCTTCTTGTGAAGACAATAATCTATTATATCTTCTATGGTTAATTATAGTTCCAGCTATACTTGCACTGCCACCACTATAATCTCCAAGATATCTTGTTTCTGCTGAACCAATTACATATGGTGTTATTGCATATTCAGTAGTTACCCCATCAAGAGTAGAATAGACTTTCGAGTTTGCGTTATCTATTGCGATTTGTATTGTGTGCTTTCCAACTGTTATTGCTTGAAGTGCAGTTATAGTCATACCACCGCCTTGTGAAGTAGACATTCTTAATATCCCACAGTTACATATTGATAGCCTATAACCACGAGTATTGAATGTGAAGTGCTGATAAAACGTTCCAGAAACTGCGGTGCTTTGAACATCAATAACGAACTGTAAAGTTTCTAATGCTGAATTTACTTCTGTGTTCAATGATACATAGCTTTTACTTGACCCACTATTATTGAATTGTAGCCCATCTTTAGTTTGTAAAGCTCCAGAGATGGTTCCGTGATTTTGGTTTCCCGATATATCTAAAAGTTTAGTTGTCATTATAATCACCTAAATTACTTTCTAATATTATTTCTTCCCCTCGCCTAATAGAATGATGAAAAGCAGTATGAAGTCCACTTGTTTCAAATAAATATAAATTATCTGGAGAATTATTACTTTTATTACCATCTATATGATGTATTGTTTCATCATCTCTTAAAAATCTTTCTAAAACTTCTTCAACAACTAAAATATGTTCCATCACATAACCATCTCTACAAGCTCTTGGATGATTTTCTTTCTTAATTCTCAAATACCCTTTATCATCTCTATACATACCACCTTTCCAATTATGATGGTTTTCTCCTCTACAAATCTGACTATATTCTTTATAAAAGCATTCTCTGGAACAATAATTACCTCTACCTAATTTTTCATCAGAGGGTTTAATATATAAATCTTTTCCACAAAATCTACACTTTATATGTATTCTATTTCTTTCTGATTCTGACTTACATAATCTTGAACAATACTTTTGATTATTGAATGCATTATTAGACCAATGAGGTTTTTTAATTAATTCAATTCCGCAGTTTAAACATTTTTTATCCATTATTCATTCACCACAGTGTCTTTACTAAATACATAATGTGCCACGAGTCCTTCTTCGTGTGAACTGTCTGTTGCTTTAACCCATTCAAAACCTCTAATCTCTTTCTCAATTGGTGAGGCTTGGAGGAATTGTTCTTGAATTTTAATTAAATCTAAAGTGGAAACTACATTGAATGCTTGTAGGCTATACAAATACACAGTTCCAGACGTTGCAGTTATTGTAATTGTAGTAATCCCTGAAAAACTAACTGTACTATTATTATATTCATCTCCAGTAATAGTTATGTCTGTATTGTTTGCCCCACAAGATATTCTTAAAGTTCCATTTCCACTAGCCAAAGAAACAAGATTAGTTATAGTTGAGCTTGATATAGTCCATTGTACTGAATTACCACTGGACAATACAATTCCATATCCCTTGCTTAATCCTTTAAAAGAAGCTGAACCGGTTATTGCACCAACAGATTTACTTGGCTCAGAAATTAATGTTCCTGATTGTCCTTTGTTAAACTCAAATATTTTTGTCATAATAATTACCTTTTAAATACTAATTTTTCAATCTTTGCATATCTTTTACTTTTCACGCCAGAGGTCAGAGGTCAGATCCCCAGAAAAAACCATCGTTCAATTGCTCAAAAGCTCAAGGGACTACTACGCAACGAAGGCCGATGAGGACGTCCGCGCCCCCAGGAACGTAGCTCAAGGCCAAGGCCAACAATCCCGCGACCGTCCCATAGCCCCAACTACCGCCACGCAAGAACCCATCTACTGTTGTATCTGCATCTGCACTATTACTATATGTATAAATTCTACCTATTCCATTCGTTGTTGCAGTATAACTACTTGAACCTAATAAAAACAAATCATTATATGTTAAAGTTGTGCTCCCAAGATTACTACTATTCAAATAATAGGTACCACCACTTGCTTTACTGTAATCTTCATAGTTCCAGCCACCTGTGTATGCTTCATCAGTTGAATTCAAATATCCATCTGGTTGATCTTTTCTTTGGATTGTGTTGTTTGTCCATTCCCAAACGTTTCCTGATAAATCCCAAATTACTTCTCCATTTGTTAATGTTAATGTTCTTCTTTGGTTTCCACTTGTCTGCCCTGTTAAATAATATCCATTATTATCATTTGTGTCTGCTACAAGTGCTGCATTTGGAGTACCATCATTATGTCCTGAGTAAATATATCCGCTTCCAACTTCTCCTCCTGACCAATTACTTGTTACTTGCTCTATGTTTCGAGCTAGAGTCATCCAATGATTATTATTAATTAATTGAGCAGTAGCTAATTTTAAGCGTGGTAGTTTTCTAAAACTAGTGGTCAATGCAGAACAAACTGAAATAGACGTAGTTTGAGAAATCATACTAATTGGGCTACCGCTTGCAGAGCTAACAGGTGTTATGCTTGAATCCTCTGAATAATACCAAGTATTATAAGTTTGTGTGAGTCCAGGATATTCAGAAACCAATCTACCCTTACCCCTAAACCCAGTCTTGCTAGCTTTCATTTGATACTTAGCCACCCAAAAGCCATTTTCACAGCCAGAATAAATGGTATTTCCTGGTACCCAAATATACCCAAGCTCTGCCATTTCCTTGACTAATTGCAAGTCTGCAGGGTGTTCCTTAAAGTATCTACCATTCTGAATTGCATCAACCATACCCTCAACTAATGCTTTATTATAAATTTCTACTAAGTCTATTTCTCCAGAAAAATAACCTGTGCTATAACCCAATACAAAATCATTAATTGTAAAAGCAGTGTCTTGAACAATAAACAAATCCCCACCAGAAGCAGTTATTGTAGAAGTTAGTTTGCCATTTATGTATATTCTTGGGGTTGTAAATCCAGTTGCAACTATAGTTCCTGCATTTATGCTTATGCTCTTTGTAGATGATAGCTTACAAATGTCTTGGGTTAAGGAGTTTAGTTTAGTTATTTTTAGTCTGATTGTGTTTACATTATTGTATTTAACCGGTGTAAAGGTTAGTTTTGAAGTAGTTCCATTAAAAACTGCCACACCATTAGTTATTGTGACGGATGTATTCACTCCATAAGATGCAGTATCTGTTACATCTCTAAATACCCATCTGTTTATTACGTCTGGGTGCCAGCTTTGTCGGGACTCTCTCATTTTTTATCACTTTAGTTTAATACATCTTCTATAATTATTGATACGCTTAGGTATTCAGAAGTAACTTGTAAAGCTAAATCCTCATCAGTTGTGTATTGATAGTAAACAGCTTCACTAATCAAATTGCCCTCTTCATCATAAACTGCAGAGTTCAAGAGCTTAGAACCATTTCTATACAAATAAAGTTCAGAAACAATCCTATCAAGCTCTTTGTTTACTAATTCAAAGTGCTCTGGGTCAATTGCAGAATCGCCTTTCATTTTATAAGCCTTGTCTGCGTCACCGAATTGCTTGATTAATACGTACACCTGTCCAGCTATTTCAGCTGTTAAAGCGGGTGTGCTATTAGTTGGTTGTGCGTTAAAATCCATATTTAAGCCCCCTTATAAATTTTAGTTATTGAAATTGATAAATCCGCAACTGTTCCAGCTACTGCAGTTACTGTTCCATGCCCTGTGTCTGCATCCATGTATGCACCTGCACCTGCACCTGATAGGTCAGTTCCTGATCCTGTTGCTGAAGCTACTGTGATTGCACTTGAAGAACTTTCTAATACAGAACTTATAATGAAATGGTCAGTGCTCCATGCACAAGTTTCTAATGAGCTTGTTGCAGTTCTTATTCCTGATTGAATTATTGTGGCTATGTCAGCCATGCTTCCTACAGTACTAAAGTTCAGTCCTGAAATTGTTCTTGCAGTTCCATTAATTGTGATTGCAAATGAACCATCAGTCACACCAGTCCAATTAGTATATGTTGCATCAGCACCAGTTCCACCTGTTAAGAAAGCAGGTGTGATTCCTGTTGAACCTATGATTGATTGAAGTTGTATGTATGGAGAACCTTTTACATCATATTCATATTGTAACTTTGCATCAGAAGCACCTGTTGTCCAAAGTGCCTGGGTTGTTCCACCATTTAGTTCATATTCATCAGAACCTGCACTTGTATGCTTGGCTAATAATTTAAGAGTACAATTATCTGAAGAATTTACATCAGTTGTAATGTATAATCCTAAGTGTGTGTATCCTCTCATATCAATTTCTGCACCAAAGTCTGCATAAGCATCTGTTAGGTCTTGTGCGGTTACAAGTGTTTCAACATCAGTGTATTGATTCCAAACGTTCTTTAATGGACTTGTCATTAATGAATTGGTTGAAGCATCAAATGCCTTGTCTTGGTCATTAATTCCAATTTCATAAACATCTCCTGTTGCAAATGGTGTTCCTGCACCAGCAATGGTTATTACGTTTGAACTTATTGTTAGTGTAACTCCCGAACTACCGTTTACATAAATTGCAGCTTCGCCAGATGTTGGAATTTTCTTGACATAAACAACCTGGGAACTATCTGTCACTGTGAATGGTAGCCCACTTAAAGTAATGGTTACATTTGAAGTATAGGTTGCTGAGAAGTCTGAAGGACTTATATACTTAGCACTTACGCTTGAAGCTCCACCTGTTACCTTTAGATTACCATTCTGGTCTGTTTGTAGAACGGTTGCATCGCCATCAGTATAAGTTGTTTTTGTGGACCTATACTCTCCACCAACAGGCATTATAGATGGCGTAGCAGGCATAGCTGAATCATCAATTGCCACAGTTAAGCGTGTGTCATCTGTGCCATTTTTGATTTCAACTGCACCGATTTCTATGTCTGAACTTAGTTTAATATTACCATTAATATCAAGTGCAATTGGTGCTGCATCTCCATCTGTGTAAGTTGTTGGTGTTGCTTCATACTTACCAAATAAAGCCAATCCTTTTGTGGTTGTTCCAAAAGCAGAATCTTGAACTAACACATCTAAGGTATCTGTGCCATCTGTTATTTTAGTAAAAGGTGCGTTTCCAACTGCTTCTCCTGCGGGACTAACCTTTCCTGTTGCGTCTATGTTTTGTGTGGCTACAACAATTGTTGCAGTTGTTCTTGCAGTGTTTGCTGCTTTAATGTTAGCTAATGCAGTTGAGTCTGCGTCTTTAAGCTCTACTGAACCTATTTGAATATCACTCACACTCAGATCAATTTCTTGTGTTGAGTACTTATAAGCTATTGTTCCAGCAGTGTCTGCTGTGCCCTTCTTATAATAAATAATTGCGTGTGTATAATCAATTGTATAATCACCATTTGCAAGTAATACATATATTTCTGTGTCTGTTAAGTACTCATCAAACCTAATCTCATCTCCTGCTAGTGCTAAGTGTGTTATAGTCACTGAAGAATCTGAATCGGTTGAGGTATGAAAGTACCCAAGCTTACCACCGGTGGAATCCATAATAGGCCCATAAGTGGTTCTGACTTTTCCTGTGGTTGCTGCTGCACCTGCACCAAGTGTTAATGTTTCTGCGGTTACGCTCTCAACCTTAGTGGCTTGAGATACATCGTCTATTCTTTGAACAGTTTGCTGACCAGAACCAGAATAAGAAAACTTTTCTTTATTAGTATTGCTTCTAAAACCCGTTAGGTTAGAATTTACAGATGTCATAAATAATTACCCCTTTTTCATTTTAAGTATGTGGAATC